CTACACCAAATCCTTAATAAAATTAGCATAAATCTTCGTCAGCAACTTTGATGCATTCTTGTCCGCTCCTTCAGCATGGGGATGGATGCCGTCGGGGAGATAGATGCGTTGTCTGTTCATATCTAGCGTGGTGTTTTGTCCGTTTGTGTAATTGCTCCAAGGCTCTTGTGTCCACAGAGATTTTGAACCTTGCACAATCTGTTGTGAAAAACCTGTCTTCTCCCACATTCGGAGTAACGGAAAGCCCCAATAATCGGCGAGTACCTCTTGTGCCTGCGAAACTGGTGTGAGCAAATCGTTTTCATAATGCCCAACAAAGGCTATACGGGCGAATTTGTTGTATTTTAAAATCAAGTCTATTAAATAATTCATCGCTCCGATAAAATAACGCCTGTCGTCACGTTGTGCAGGAATAACGCTAAGGTCGTTACTATAACCGTCGTTTCGCCCGTGGTCGAAGATGAAGAAATCGGGCATTGGTTTGGTACCGTCTAAGTAAGGTAACAGCCTATATTCGTAGCTACACGCTAGCATTTTTGTCTTCTCCGCATCGGTTAAAACATCAGGTGGATTATTACTTAAAGAGCCTTTAATAGTATCCCAAGTATCGATTAAAGTTTGTATTTCCGACTTTTTACGAGCCAAGGCATACATAAAATTCTGGTATGCCAAACCATTATACGAACCATCTGCCCGACTAATCCTTGCCGTAGAACTTCCCACAGCCATGTTGATACCGACCCCGCCTAAACTAGCAGGCCCATCCGTCGGGTATCTGCCCCCCTCGGGAATGGAGGTTCCGAAATGCAGAAAGGTTTTGCCTGATAATAAATTCGACGAGCCATTTTCTAACTTCGTAATTCGTTCTTGCTCTGTCGATAATTGTGCCGTTGATACTGCCTTCGTAAATACTGTGTATTTCGTAAGATTGTAATTTTGCCCTACTAAACCAGATAAATAAAGCTTTGTCGCTTGTAGGGGAATCATCAACTGATAGTCATTGACAAAATCAATCAAGCCAATCGTAGCCGTGATACCAGTCATCCATTTATCAGTAGATGTAGCTCCTTTTTTGAAAGCATTGACAAGATTATCTGCATTTTGTGCCAAGCCCGATAACAACTGACCAGTATCGCCAATCGCTCCATTCATTTTTGACATTACACCACCTAATTGGCCACCTAAACTAGCGAATTTGGAAACAACACTTAATAGATGGTCGTTAAGATTTTTTTCAGCGTCTTGTACAACTTTTAATTGTTTTATGTAATCATCAGTATTTTCCTTACCGTCATCTTTTATTTTTTTAAGTGTGTTTTTCTCTGTCTCAACCTTTTCCTTTAAATATTTAAGGTCAATCACTTTTAGGCTCTCCAAAAGTGCTTTATAGGAAGCTAATTTTTCGTCTTGAGTTTTTTTAAGTTCATCTAATTCCTTTTTTTCTCCTTTTTCTAACTTCTCCTTATTTTTAAGGTATTCAGCATTTGTTTTGTCTATATATTGGCTCTCTAAGTCTTCTCTTAAGCCTTTATGTTTCTTGATGATGTTGTCCTTTTGCTCTTCATACGTTTCATGATTGCGTAAATACTCTTGCAGATTAGTAGCAATTTGCTCATTAGTCTGGTTGGTTTCCTCTACAAGGGTATTGGTTTGAGCGATGCCTTCCGTAGAAGTATCGCCTTTCAATTTCTCTTTTAGCTTTTCAATATACTCAAGATACTCTACCAAACTTTTGGCTTCTTTTTTAGCCTTCAACATATCCTCCTTGAGTAACTCCACACCAGATTTTTTCCCAGTGACTATCTGATATTCAATCTTATACTTTACTAAATTGCCTTGTGCTTCGGTTTTTGCGGTAGGATCAAGATTGACATCATTTTGTTTAGTCTCAAACTCTTTAATCTTTTTACTTAGAAAATCAACATAATTATTCCCTTGAGGAAGTAAATCTTTAAACTGAGGATGAGCATCTGCGACTTCCTTACTGATATTTTTTACCCAATTTTCATACAAAACATATTGTTTCTTTTTCTCCTCAATCTCTTCCTCAAAAGTTTTAATCTTACCCTTTGAGAGCTCTTCTTCCAATTGCTTACGTCCTTCAGCTACTTTTTTTTCTGCGTCAAGTACTACTGCTATTTGTGCGATTTTTTCACTTGGGTTATTACTATGCTCATAAATATACTGTGCTTTAGAAGATATTTCTTGCCAATAAGCAATACTACCATAGGGGGCTGGAGCGGTTGGTGCAGGGGTTTTAGGTGCAGGGGTATTATGAGGCTTATCTTCTTCACTATCAGACACTTCATAACTTTTCAGTTCCTTTTTAACTTTCTTAATAGTAGCTTTTAATTCCAAAAACTTTTTTGTGTTTTTTTCCTGCTTATCAAATTCCGTTTGAAGTTGTTTTAACTCTTTGTCCCAATACTCTTTATTCTTTACGTTTCCTTCCTTTTCAGCTTCCTTCCTTTCATTAATTAATGTTTTGTTAACATCTATATATTGTTTGGCAAGTGCATTTCTTAAAGCTTTATCTTCCTTTAGTTGATTATTTAGGTAAAATTGCATAGAAGAAACTCCTCCAGTAACACCTAATTGGGGCTTAGTAAATAAATCAGATTGTCTCTTTTTGTTATCTGCAATTCGCTTGTCAACCTCTGCTATTTTATTTTTTATATCTCCAATCTTAATTCCAGTAAGAGCAGCATTGAATTCTTTTTGACTCTTTGTCGCATCCATCGTCTTGTATTTATACAAGTCAATGTTTTTAAGCATATCTGGATACAATTTTTGTAACTCTTCATAGGCTCTTAATTGTTCATCATGAGTAGAGGTGTTATTTCTTATAACATTATTAAGCTTGTTGGTTTCGTCTTTTAAATTGTTTATTTTCTTAGTAGATTCAGCTAATTCTTGGTTACATTTATTTTGTGCCCTTTCGGCGATTGCTGTATTTGTATTGAATAAATATACCGCACTTGCTAAACCAATAATCAATGTTGTCACAGCCACATAAGGATTCGCCAACATAGTAGCATTAAGCACCTTTTGAGCTCCTTCTACCAATAACAAAGCTTGATACTCTGCTAGTGTTGCAATCGTCCAGCCTCCTTTTATAGCAATTGCAGCAGCCTCAGTCGCATTAACCACTAATAAAGCTGCTTTGTAGACACCATACGCAATAGCTAATACTTCAATTATCTTAGCAATGCTTTGGTAGTTTTCAAGCATCGAAACACCCATCTGAAGCGTACCTGCAACCAAACCGTCGGTATCTTTCCCTATTTCATTATATACCCTATTGATAGACTCCTCCAAGTTGGTCATTAATGCATCAACAGATTTAGCCTGTTCCTTCATTACCCCTGAAAACATCCCTCCCGTAGAAGTCATGCTTTGGAAAGCTAGCTCTATTTGAGGTAACCCTACCTTACTAGCTTCAACCATTTTTTCCACTCCATCACGGTTGGTATTCAGCACATTCCCTAATACTTCAAAGATAGGGATACCTTTTCCAGCCATCCCCTCAATGTCGCTCAAGCTAGCCACTCCGTTTGTACGGATTGCTCCAAAGGTATTCACAAGGTCTTCAATAGGCATATTCACGCCATGTGCTACATCGCCCAACATTTGGAGATGCCCTATCACGGTGTCTGTCGAAAAACCATAAGCCACCATCAGCTTCGCAGATTCTCCTACTTGCGTCAGTGATAGTGGCGTTTTGGCAGCCAAATCAGCTACTTGTGCCATTAGCTCATCTGCCTTTTCCTTTGACCCCAACATTACCTTCAGCGAGCCTTCAAGTGCTTGAAATTCGCCTCGCACTTTAATGATTTGCTGTGCTACTTCCCTAAGATTATCGCTCGTAAAAGTATTTTCAATGGCTTTCCCTAATTTCGAAAATACTGTATCTGTTTTTTCTGCTTCCGCTGTTGCTTTGTTTGTAAAACCCTTGATACGTTCCTCCATCTCCTGAAATGATTTCAAGAACTGAGAATTATTTATCAAAGCATCAAAGCTTATGGCACCACCGTTATTGTTCATTTTTCTTTACTTTATGAATGGTCTTTAGGTAATCTTCGAACTTCATTGTCTTTTCTTCAATACTTTCTTTTTTGGGCAGATTATACCTTGGTTGATCGGCCAAAATTTTTTGAATTGTTACCCACGGAATTTGCCACATCAGTTCGTGCCAACTCCAGCCAAATTCTTTTGAAATAATCCCGATACTACCGTAGATTGATTTTAATCCAGTATTACTTCTTCCTCCTCCGTGGCTATTTTCTCTATCAAATGAGGAGGTTTGATTATCGTCTGATGAATCGAAAGAAATTTGATAGAGAGTATAAAATCCGTTGGATTGCACATTTGGTTGATAATCATCGCCAACTCTAGCAACTGTTTGGGTTCAACCCTGTTCAGAAAATAGTTGGCCACAAAACCGCCAAAGTATTTAATCAACACTTTATTCCTTAACACGGCTATCATAATGATGCGCGAAAGGGGCTCTGGGGCGGTTGCCATCAGGTTTTTCGATTCCGACATCCAGTTGTCATCAATCTTGTGCGGATTAAAATTTATTTTTTTAAACTCCGCACTTAGCATCAGGATTAAGCCTAAGCTAAAGGGTTTGATGATAAATTCACGGGTTTCGGAACCTACAAATCGTAGGATGGAGCTTTTCTTGCAGTTCCATTTTAGACCTCGTTCTATCAGAGCGTCTATCTCTTTTTTTTCAAGGTTGTTTATTTCTTGTTCAGACATGGGGTGTAGGTGATAAAAATTTTATACAATCGCAGCAGTCGCTCGCTTCCAAGCGAGTGACCATTATTAAAAGGCTTCCAGCCGAAAAAACTATTAAATGTCAAGCTATAAGTTACTCATGCATGACTTTGTTAGTTTTGCCCTAATTACCAAACAATTGGAATTCATGCCATGAGTGAAATATCAATCATAGAGGAGCTTTGGTACTTTATCAATAGCGAGGGACTTAAGTCCCTCACTATTGATAAAGTAAATCAACTATTATAACGCTAATAAATATACGTGAACGAAAAACTTTAAAAATCATCATTACTTTTCATGGCTGTTTTTAAAGAATTAGAAATGGTATCTAAGATATCTTTTACATTGGATATTCTAGAAGAATAGCTATTGTAGCCTACTTTTAAGCCATTAACCTCTTCCTCATATTTTTTTAATTCTTTTTTAGACATACTACTGGTTGACAATGCAAGTATGTTATCTAATTTTGATTTAACTGAATTAAGTCCCAAAAGCGTTTTTTCAATTGATGAATACGAACTTACAAAGTTACTAGTACCTGCAAATCCAATATTTATCTCAGTAATCGAATACCTATACTTATTCTCTTTTACATCAATGGTAATAGTATATTTAAAATTAGGATAAAATTCTACATTCAAATCAGACAACCCCTTAATAATCAACCTCCCCTGTTCCTTATCTTCAAATTGAATCACAGATTTATAGTCGCCAAAGGTTTTGGCTATCCATGTTTGGGCATTGGCATACAGCTTGGCTTTAGTATTTTTTACTTCCACTACCTCTTCTCTATCAAAACTACTAGGCGTTTGGCAAAAGGTGTAAGTACTCATTAATAAGCTTAGGGCAATAATTAAAGTCTTTTTCATTTTATTATCTTAAGGTCTTTTTATGTGATTCAGCTATAAAATTAGCTAAAAAGAATTAATAAAATTTAAACTAGCACCGTTTATCATTAGCGAGGGACTTAAGTCCCTCACTATTCATGAAAGCAAATCGAATATTATAACGCTAATAAATATACGTGAAAGAAAAATCACTAATTCTTAAAAATCATCATTACTTTTCATGGCTGTTTTTAAAGAATTAGAAATGTCATCTAAGGTTTGTTGTACTTTTAAACTTTTAATAACATTTCGCTCATATCCATTCCTAAGGCTATTAATTTCTTCCTCATGCTTTTTTAATTCTTTTTTAGACATATCTCCTGTTGGTAGTGATGTTAACTTGTTTAAGTTATTTTTTACTACTTTAAACCTTTCAAATATTTGGTCTGCAGAGTCATATGAAGTTGCAATATTATTAGTGCCAAAACCGACTTTAATATCAGTAATTGCATATCTATATTTTCCTTCCTTTACATCAACAGTAATAACATATTTCATATCAGGATATAAATCTAAGTCTAACCTTGACAACCCCTTAATAATCAACCTCCCCTGTTCCTTATCTTCAAACTGAATCACAGACTTATAGTCACCAAAGGTTTTGGCTATCCATGTTTGAGCATTGGCATACAGCTTGGCTTTCGTATTTTTTACTTCCACCACCTCTTCTCTATCAAAACTACTAGGCGTTTGGCAAAAGGTGTAAGTACTGATTAATAAGCTTAGCGCAATAAGTAAGGTCTTTTTCATTTTATTATCTTAAGGTCTTTTTATGTGATTCAGCTATAAAATTAGCTAAAAAGAATTAATAAAATTAAAACTAGCACCGTTTATCATTAGCGAGGGACCTAAGTCCTTCGCTAGGAATACAAACAAATTGATTATTATAACGCTAATAAATATACGTAAAAGAAGAAATCTTTAAACTTTAAAAATCATCATTACTTTTCATGGCTGTTTTTAAAGAGTTAGAAATACTATCCAGAATTTCTTTTACTTTAGATATTCTAAAAGAAACTCTTCCATACGTTCCTTTTAAACTATTAACTTCTTCTTCATGTTTCTTTAACTCTTTTTTAGACATATTACTAGTTGATAATGCCGTTATATTATCTAGTTTTAATTTAACGGTTTTAAGTCCACTAATATTTTCTTCAAATGGTGAATAAGTACTTGCAATCTTATCTTCATAATTGCCAAAACCCATTTGTATATCATTAATTGAATACCTATATTTATTCTCTTTTACGTCAATAGTAATCGTATATTTAAAATCAGGATAAGAGTTGATACCCAAATCAGACAACCCCTTAATAATCAACCTCCCCTGCTCCTTATCTTCAAATTGAATCACAGACTTATAGTCACCAAAGGTTTTGGCTATCCATGTTTGGGCATTGGCATACAGCTTGGCTTTTGTATTTTTTACTTCTACTACCTCTTCTCTATCAAAACTACTAGGCGTTTGGCTAAAGGTGTAAGTACTCATTAATAAGCTTAGCCCAATAAGTAAGGTCTTTTTCATTTTATTATCTTAAGGTCTTTTTTTTATGTGATTCAGCTATAAAATTAGCTAAAAAGAATTAATAAAATTTAAATCAGCACCGTTTATCAATAGTGAGGGACTTAAGTCCCTCACTATTGATAAAGTAAATCAACTATTTTAACGCTAATAAATATACGTGAACGAAAAACTTTAAAAATCATCATTACTTTTCATGGCTGTTTTTAAAGAAGCAACTATAGTATCTAAATTACTCATTATCTTAACTTTTACATTGTTAAAATCTTCAATGACACTTTTATAATAAGCTATTTCTTTTTCAATTTTTTGTAATTCTTTTTTTTGCTTCCGATGAGTACGTAAAGCTTTTAGGCTATCTATTTCTGTCCTTGCTAACGCTATAGTGTTATTAATAAAAATTTCGGCTTCTTCAAAATAATTAGGATTTTCACGAAAATTTATGCCAACAGATCTAATCTCATAGCTATACTTATTATCCTTTACAATAATGCTAATTGTAAAGGATGCTTTACTAACAATACTTATCAATATATCAGAAAACTCATCAAAAATTAATTTACCTTGTTCCTTATCTTCAAAATTTTGCCTATAATCGATAAAAAATTTATCATCTGTAAAGGTTTTGGATTTCCATTTCCGAGCATTTTCGTATAGCTTATCCTTGCTGTTCTGTACTTCTACTTCTGCTTGTCTATTAAAACTAAACTGGCTTTGGCAAAAGGTGTAAGTACTGATTAATAAGCTTAGCACAATAAGTAAGGTCTTTTTCATGAGTAAGTTGCTATTATCTTGTTGGGTTAGTAAACAATTTTTAAAGAAATAAACCTTAAAAATCATCATTACTTTTCATAGCTGTTTTTAATGAATTAGTTAACTCATTGAATGTTCCATTTATTTTGGTCTTGTAACTAATAAGGTCTTCATAAACTCTTTTTAGCATATTTATTTCCTCTTCATGCTTCTTCAATTCTTTTCTGGACATTCCACTAGTTGTCAACGTCATTAACTTATCAATATCTAACCTTCTTTCCTTTATAACGTCTATAATATCTTCAGCAGAACTATATATAGTCTCACCTGTACTAGTAATAAAACCCTTATTTATATCTGAAATAGAATATCTATATTTTCCTTCCTTTACATCAACAGTAATAACATATTTCATATCAGGATATAAATCTAAGTCTAACCTTGACAACCCCTTAATAATCAACCTCCCCTGTTCCTTATCTTCAAATTGAATCACAGACTTATAGTCACCAAAAGTTTTGGTTATCCATGTTTGGGCATTGGCATACAGCTTGGCTTTCGTATTTTTTACTTCCACTACTTCTTCTCTATCAAAACTACTAGGCGTTTGGCAAAAGGTGTAAGTACTCATTAATAAGCTTAGCCCAATAATTAAGGTCTTTTTCATTTTATTATCTTAAGGTCTTTTTATGTGATTCAGCTATAAAATTAGCTAAAAAGAATTAATAAAATTAAAAAAGAAGCCGTTTTTCAGGGGAGTATTGTGATGCATAACACTTATACAAATATAGCGATTTTAGCAATAATTTTGTAAAAAAAGCCCATAAAATTTACAGGCTTTTTAACAATTATATCATTACTCAAATCTTACTGATTATGATGGATCTTCCCACGTCTCGGCATACACGCCTGCCTTTTGTGGCTTCATTACCGTCAGCGTAACCTCGATGGTTGCCAAGGCTTTTTTACTGAATTCACCCGCACGTTTTGCCGATACCAAGGCTCGGTTTATCGTGATGATATGCCCTGTTTTGGTTTCAATCTGCACAGATTTCTGAATTTTGGAAGTAGTGTCGGGTGAGTTCCAAACGCCTGAGGCTACCGTCCCTCCTAACAAAAATCCTGCAATATCTGCGTCGGCATTCATCACCGTATATTTATACTGCTTCTTACCCATCGTGATGATGGATTCTTCGGGATAGTCGTTTTCTTCCGACATAAATTCCTGCACTTCGTTGTCGCCCGTTTCAATCTTGAAGGTGTCTGAAAGGGTCAATCCTTTTGAAACAAAGGCTGTTGCTGTTCCGCCGTCGTTGGCGATGTCGCCATATTTAATGCTTTTTAATCCGTAGGTTACTGTTGCCATTTTATGTGTTATAAAAAGTGAAAATTAATCGTATGTTTTGAAAATGAGCGTTGATAGCTCTCTCTTCGATAATTGTGGATGATTGAATAAAAATCGAGTAAGTACTGGTGCTTACTTCTGCTAAAATATCGTATGCTAGACTGCTTAATTCACCTAAACGCTTGATATTAGGTTGGTTCTGAACTTCGCCATTGAGCTTCACGACGAGGTCGGGCACATGGATATTGACGTTGACGATGCCCCGTTGCAAGTTGCCTTCGCCGATGCTGAGGCTGTTGATGACTACGTCTTCTTGGCTACTGTTGACGGGTCGGCGTAATTTATACAGTCCTCCGCTGATGGCAGTTTTCAGGCTCGAATCGTTCAAGATGGCGTAAAGCGTGGCGATTTGGTCAAATTGTGTTTTCATGGCTCTTCTTTCATTTCTTGCTGAACTTTATTAAGTACTTTCAGGATCTCTTTTTTGGCCAATTCTTCTGAAGAGGTCAACACATCTTTCCCTTTGGCTTCCTCTTCGGCGGTATTTTCCATGCCTGCTACCACGATAAGCACAAAGCCTTCGCTATGGTTGCCCGCTAGTTCTTCTGCCAAATCTTTCCCTTTCTGCGAACCATACTTGATGCCTAACGAGCCTTCTATTTGCTTGAACCCTCCTGAGTTGACTTCCTCGCCATTATCCAGCACCACATAGCCTATTGAACTGCGGAGGTTTCCCATCGGGTCGTCATAGTCGGCATTTTCTAGGGCGGTATCCACACATTCGGCACCTATTTCGTCAAGGCTTTGGATTACTTTTTCCCTAAACTGTTTGTTTACTTTTTCAAGCCTTTTATGGATGCCGAAGAGGTCGAATGTTTTTATTAAACCCATAGTCTGCTATGAAAGGTGTCTTTTGAAAATCCTCGGCAAGTTCCTGATAGCCTGACGCTACCGTCAGGGTTACGTACTTGCACTTTTGACCCAACATTTATCACTTCGCAAGATGCTTCGCAATACACTACCGCATCTGGTATATACGCCATGCCGTCATCAACAGTGGGCATTCGTTGGGCGGAGGTGGTTTCGTCACGGCATTTTGCCATCAACACCCATTCGGCTCCGTTGCTGACAAAATCGCCTGTGGCATCTTGGCTCGAGGCCAGTATCTGATACTGGTATAGGCTATAAGGATATTGCGTTGATACTACCATTGGTTTGATTTATCGGTGATGGATGGTACTGGATTCAGCGTATCGGGAAGACCAAGCTCCAAGCAAAGCGATTGATAATAGGCTTTGATGTTGGCAATGGCGTATTCTCGTGAGTACTGTCCTTCCGACACCTTGGGTACTAACAATAGCATGGGTACAATGGCATACATCAGCTTGTCGGCATCAATGGCATTGTCTGTGTTGTATTCGCGACTGCCATCTATTCCTATCTTTGTAATGTATGAATCTAACGTAATCTCAGAAAGTGTAAACCCAAATTCCAAAATCCTTGCTTGAATGATTTGCTTGATGGAAGGCATATTTTTAGTTGTGAGTTAGTGAATTGTGAGTTGTTCTATTGAGTGATTTGTGATTTAGTGAGTTAGTGATTGTTTTTTTCTTTTGCAGTCGCTCGTATTTTACGAGTGACGATTATTCGCAGAAGCCCTCTGGGCGAACGTTGTTGATGAGAGTATTTGTGATATACCTCCAATCCCGTGGTCTGTGGCACACAGAACACAAAGTAATTCGCGTGAAAATACTCATGGCATGACTTTGCTAGTTTCATGATAATTGCCAAATAATTTGTAAGTCATGCCATGAGTGAGACCACGGAAGTAGGTATTCTATTGAGTGATTTGTGAATGAGTGATTGAGTGATTTTCTTGCCTTACTCTTTAATATTTTGCTCTTCGAGATGTTCCGAAGGGTAAGTCGAGTAGCGAGGTCATGCCATGAGTATTTTCAAACCATTTTGTGTTCTGTGTGCCACAGACCACGGAAGTAAAAAACAATCACTCATTCACTAAATCACAAATCACTCAATAGAACAACTCACAACCCACTAACTCACAACTAAAAACAATCACTCAATGAAACAAATCACCCAATACTTTTTGAGTCAAGCGTATAAATCCCTTCCACATTTGAAATCACAGGAATTACTCTTGCTTGGGAAGTCGTAAATTCTGATAGCGACGGGCGGTTGGTTCTGAACTTCGATACCAAGATAAAATCATCCGTCACCGAATACGTCACGCCCGCTGTTGGGTGATTTTGTTCGGCCAATTTAGCGTAAAACAACGAGCCAATTGGTCCCGCTGGTGTAAATACCACCATGCCATCTTGCCAAGGTTTGAAGGTCGTCTGCACGCCGTTTTTCTCGTAACGCACCGCCCTGTCGATAATCTGTAGGTTTACCCCAAAGCGTGAAAGAATCACCTGACGAGCCTGTTCGATAGAAGGCGAAGGAATAGACCCTCCCGAGAAGCCCGCATTGAAAGCAAACATCTCCTTGAACGACGTCGCCTTGGTCATGTTATTAAAGGCCGTTTTGTCCATATAAATAGTACCTAACACATTGCCATCCAGACTTGCCTTTGTAAACACATTTTCGATTTCGTCGATAGGCTTGGCTGTTGATGCCGACGACCATAATACCGAGGCAACAAACTTATTATCAGCCTTGTAGCCGTAGTCGATTCTGATGCCCGTCCCAACGTTGTCGCTGTCTACCAAGGCTACACCCGTTGAAAGTCCCTGCAAAAACACCTGCTCGTTGCGTTCCCAGATACCCGTAATTACTTTGGGCGTATCGTTGAAGATAGCGCTGATAATCTGGCTTTCAGTGGCGTTTTGGGCGATGGTTACGTCCAAGTTGGTCAGTTGCTGTTCGTTCATTTTTAGCTCCATGCCAAACTTAGGGATGTCGCCGTTGGCTTTGGAGATTGAGTCACGCTTTTTCAAGGGTAATTCGCTATCCATCGCCACGACGTCGGCCATGATGGCGGTGTTCGCCACGCTGATTGACTCCCATTTACCTGTCGCAGAGAACTGTTTTCTCAACAACGCTCTGTGTAAATAGGTCAATTCATTTTTAGCGTCGTTCAACTCTTGCACCACGCGTGTAGTGATACCGGGAAACCATTTGTTTACCCATTCAATAAATAATGATTGTTCCATTTATTCGTCTGCTGTGAAAATCAATTGTGGCAAGGCTGTTTTTACTGCCGACAAAATTGAGGTTAAAGAAAAAGGTGAGGCTACTGTATTAACAGTGCCGCGAATCATGATACCTGCAAAGGGTTTTGCGGTTCTGATGGTGGCTACCAAGATGCCCGCATAGGTATGCCCCGAAGGCAATGATCCATAGACGGTGTCGTTGGTGGCGAGTGGCATGGGCTTGAAAAGTCCCGTGGCTGTTTCACGGATGATTACATGCCCCGCTTTGATGATTGTAGGGCCAAAGCCCGTAGTATCAAGCGTTTTGCCACCTTTGATGGATTCAAGGTTATTCATGATAACGATTGAATCTTTCTCTGATAAAATGCTTTCATCAGGATTTGAAAGGTTTGCGTATCCTGCCATTTTAATTAATTGTGATTTAGTGAGTTAGCAATTGAGTGAGTTGTGAATGAGTGAGTTAGTGAGTTGTGATTGAGTGAGTTGTGAGTTAGTGATTGAGTGATTTTTTCAACCTTCAACCGAGGTACTCACCCGTTTTTCTGCCCTTGTTGGAATTATTTCCAACAAGCTAGGCGTGTTATATTACCCGCATATTTTCGCTGATTTGAAACGCTGATTTTCGCTTCAACCGTGGTCTGTGGCACACAGAACACAATATTGGGATTCTTCATGGTATGACTGTATTTGTTTTATCCTAATTGATAAGCAATTGAAAATCAATCCATAATGGAGAAATCTTTTATACCTAAGTTTCCTCTTTTCCTCTTAGCGGGTGACTTAAGTCCTATCGATTACCCACATCTTTTAAAAAAGTTGAAATGAAGATGTGATTATTGATTTAAGGGTTCAATCGTCCTTCAAACCAAGCGTCTGTCGCCCCAACATGACTAATCGAGCGAGCTTTCAACCCTTATCCCTAGCGAGGGACTTAAGTCCCTCGCTAGGGATAAATACAAGATTTCCAGATACTTACAATATTGTGGATAATAAGTAAGACTTAAGTCACCCGCTAGAAGAAATGGTTATGTTCTATCATATCTTACGCAGTCGCTCGTTTCAAACGAGTGACGACTATTAGTAGTCCTCTGGACGAATATGTAATTGTGAATGAGTGAATTGTGATTGAGTGAGTTGTGAGTTAGTGATTGAGTGATTTTTTCAACCTTCAACCGAGGTACTCACCCGTTTTCTGTGGCACAGAACACAGTTGAAGCGAAAATCAGCGTTTCAAATCAGCGAAAATCTGCGGGTAATATTACACGCCTAGCTTATCCCAATATTGTGTTTTGTGAGCCACATACCACGGTTGAATAAAAAAAATCACTCAATCACTAACTCACTCAATCACAACTAATTCACATAATATTCCCCATCACACTATCCAGCTCAGCCTTTGAAGGTTCTTTGGTTTTGCCTCCACTGCCCGCTATCGGTACGGGGCGTGCTAAAAGGCCAACGTTGGCAATCTCTTGGGTGACAGCCGAAAGGTCTGTTTGGGTGTCGGTTAGGTAATTAGTGAAGTCATCATCGGTGCCAAAGTTCATTCTTTCAAAGTCTTTTAAAACCTTGTTCTTAAAAGCCCTTGGGGCATCTTTCAATGTTTCTTCTAGTAAGCTTTTGCGTGTTTGAGTTGTCTTTCCAGCCTCCAATGCCGTCAACTTTTCAGTCAATTGTCTGTTGGCATCCATCAACCCCTTTGCCCACGCAGGCATGTCTGATGTGTCGGGTTCGGTAGCGCCCCCCTTTTTGTTTTCATCCTCTTTTCGCAAGGCGTCGGCTTTGGCTTTGGTGGCTTCCGTTCTGATGCGGTCGGTTTCCGACTGAAAACTTTTGGCTAATGTTTCGACCCCACCTACGGCGGTTTCAATCGCTGATTCTTCGGGAGTAGTGCTTGCCAACATATCGGCAATTCCATCGAGAATCTTTTCACTCAAACCCAAATTTTTGTACCTGTTTTTGAGCGAGACTAAGATTTTTTCTTTCATAATTTTCAGAAGAATTGTAGATTTCTTGCACAAAGATATATGAAAAAAAAGTACCGTTGTATGCCCTTTTTGAATAAATTTGTATAATTCTTTTAGCCCAAAAGTTAACCTTCGTATTATCCGAACACTAGAAAATTTAGCTGGAAAAAATAATTTTATTTATTTTTCAAAAGGCAAAAAAACTACACTTGAACACCTGAAAAAACACCTTTTTTTAAATGAACAAAAAAAAATTCATCCTTACAGTGGGCATTGTATTGAAGTCGGCTATTGCTTTTCCAGCAGACTTCAACCGCTATTTCCCGCATCTCCTCAAAGCCGAGGGTGTCTTGTTTACCGTCACCCAATACGACCGCGGAGGTGCCACCAAATACGGCGTGACCCTCAGCACCTACAAACGTGCCTGCCTGCGGGCCATCGCCCTTGCGTGCGACAAAGATGCCGACGGCAAGGTTTCTGCTTTCGACCTTGCCCTAACGACCCAGCACGACATCAAGCCCATTTACAAAGCCATGTACTGGAACTACGCCAACGCCCAAACCATCCACAACCAAGCCATCGCCGAAACCATCGTAGACATCCTCGTGAATTGTGGCCCCGGCAAAGACAAAGCCAACGTAAAGGCCATCCAGCGCATCGTAGGTGCCACGCCCGACGGCGTATTTGGGACAGCAACCATCCGCAAAATCAACAAGGCGAACCCTGGAAAGCTTTACAGCAAAATCTACCAATACCGCACCCACTACTACCAAGCCATAGGCGTGGGCAATCAACGAAAATTCCTGCGGGGATGGCTTAACCGCATCGAAAACTTAAAAAAAATCCACCTACATGAAAAGTACATTTAACACCATTTCCTCGCTGATTATCTGGTCAGGCCTTATCATCAGCGGACTAACAAGCTGTCAGGAATCAACGGCTACGACAGTCCACCATGCACCCACAGATTTAGCAGTAAAGCTCCAGAAAACTAACCAGATAGCAGTGATGCGCAAAGAAGTCGAGAACGTCGCTCAGAACCAATTTGGGGTGTGCGACACCTGCGTAACGGGCTATAAGTCGGTGATTATTGAAAACCGACTGCTGGCCAACGAGCTGGCAAAACAGAATCTCAGGATGAAACAAATCCTTGATAGCAACGAAGTTGAACTCCAGAAAATCCAGACATTACATTCCACAAACCGCAAAACCCGACAAGATTATGAGCTTCGCTACGCTTTGGCAAACAATCAATAAACTAAAAACTGAACTCACCGCCGACAAGGTTTCCCTGCTCTTTGCCTGCCTGATTGTGGTGCTGATTGTAGTTTTTTTACAATGCTCCAAGCACTCAAAACCGCAGGAAAATCGACCACAGATAATGATTAAACCCTCTAACAATGATAGCCTTATCCAACAGAAGTTTCGCAAGATTGATAGCACTATTGATACTAACAACACCTATATCAACAACTTGCAAGGCGAACGCCTCCAAAATTACATCGACAGTGTGTTTAAACAATAGCGACACTACCATTGCCCACTATCGCAAATTGCTGCCCAAGGGTTATTACATTTTCACAGAACTGGCGGCAAAAGATGCACTGGCAAGTAAAATTAATGCAGAGGCGTTTCAGCAAAAACTAAGCATCATGCAAAAGAGTTTGGAGCAAACCTCAGGCGATTTAACCCTCAGGACCATCGAGCGAGATTTTTACCAGAATAGTTTAGTCGACAAAGAAAAGGTGGTGGCAAAACTCAATAGAAAGTTGTTTTTTGCCAAGGTGCTTAATTATATCGGCGGGGTGGTGATGGTGGTTGTTTTGATAAAATGATAATCCTAACACTAAAGTAGCACGAGTTTCCAACTCGTGAAGTCATGTACAAGTTGGAAACTCGCGAAATCATGTACGAGTTGGAAACTCGTGCTACATACATACCCTTTACTACAACACATGAAAAAACAACATCGTCTTCAAATCGTGGCTGATTTATACAAAAAAGGTTATTCCGTCAGGAAGATAGCCGAGTTGGCACAGCAACGCATGGCCTCCGAAAAAGCCATCAGTGCCCAAACCATTCGGGCGGATATTGCTTTGCTAGTCGAAGAATGGCGACGGCAGAGAATGGGCAATATCGATGCAGCCATTCAATTAGAACTCGAACGCATAGACATGGCGATTACCGAACTGTGGGAAGCTTGGGAGAAATCCAAAACCGACTATCAACAGCATTCGGCGAAGCAGAAAGGGAAAATATCGGTCAGCAAAAAAGAAAAGGAACAAATCAGCCTGTTTGACGATGAAACCTTTATTAGCCTGACCGACACCGAGCAAGCCACCAGAGACGTAAAGGAATACGGCAACCCTCGATACATCTCCGAAATCCGTTATCAGCTCATGGAACGCAGGAAACTCTTAGGTCTATACGCAACCGAACGAAATTTGACTAATGCCAAAAACAGCGAGCCTCCCACCCCTATTGGCAGGATGGTGAACCTCGACGATTTTACCGAAGTCGAAAAAAAACAACTCTTATTAATCGCCCGAAAAATTGAAAACTAATATCGACATACCTGATAGCCTGCTGATTGCCATTGAAAGGGAAGCTTGCAAAAGCTCGTTTTTCGAGTTCGTACAGTCGTTCTGGGACGTTGTCATCAAAGAAGAGCCTGTTTACAACTGGCACATCCCTTTGTTGTGCGACGAACTCCAGACCCTCGCAAAGTCCATCATCAGTCGTGAGAAGAAACCTTACGACCTCATCATTAATATTCCCCCTGGCACTACCAAATCGACCATCAGCACGATTATGTTTCCCGCATGGCTCTGGACGCAAGACCCAAGCATCCGCATCATCACCAATTCGTATTCCAACGATTTGTCGATAGAACATTCCGTCAAAAGTCGGGATATTATTACGGCAGAGAAATACAAAAGGTTGTTTCCTGAAGTGGTTATCAGGCGTGATAAATCATCCAAAGGGGCTTATGAAAACACACAGACGGGTGCACGCTACACGACTAGCACGGGCGGAACTATCACGGGGAAACACGCCCACGTGATTATCTCTGACGACCCATTGAACCCCTCGCAGGCGGCCTCTGATGCCGACCGCAAGACGGCTAATGAACATACCAAGACGTTGTCGTCAAGAAAGGTAAACAAAGAAAATACGCCCGTGATCACCATCATGCAACGCCTCCACGACAAGGACGTCACGGGGTATTTGTTGGATAAAAAGGGCGAAAGCATCAGGCATCTTTGCTTACCTGCGGAGGTCTCCACAAAGGTAAGTCCGCCCGAACTAAAGGAATTTTACACCAATGGGTTGCTAGACGTGAATCGTTTGAACAGGACTGTCTTGGAAGAAGCCAAGGTAGATTTGGGCAGTCGTGGCTATGCCAATCAATATGAACAGTGGCCAAGCGAAGACGGCGGGAACATCATTAAAAAAGAATGGTTTCAGTATATTTCCAACAATGAGTTTGAACGTATACACACTACCGAACCCATTATTTTCTTTGCCGATACTGCCTATACGAACCGCTCGGAAGAAAACGACCCAAGCGGGATAATAGCCACCTGCCGAATCGGGAATGCTTTGTATATCACCAAAGCCAAAAAAGTATATTATAAATTTCCAGAACTATTGCGGTTCTTGAGCGACTTCGCCCTTACAAATGGCTACACCCACAACAGCAGTATCAGGATAGAACCCAAAGCAAACGGGCTTTCCATCATCCAAGTATTATCGGCACAAACGTCCTTGAATATCACCAAAACGCCCTCGCCTAAGGACGACAAAACTACCCGTTTAAACGCCCAAAGTCCGAAGATAGAATGTGGCAGGGTGTACTTGGTTTCGGACAATTGGAACGACGATTTTGTCGATGAAGTCTGCGGATTTCCAGTCAAGGAACACGACGAATACGTTGATTTAATCGCCTATGCCCTTGATTATCACCTCCCTAATTTCAATAAAACCGCTAATGATTTAGCAAAATTTTTCTAACAACATGAAAGTAATAGACATCACCAAAACCGAATCGATTGCCGATTCCATCCAAATACTACAGTCGAACATTGACGACATCAACATAGCAGCCTATCAAAAACAGTATAAAATAGACGGTCACAGTGTGTTGTACAAAACCAAACGCCCCGACAAGATAGTGCGTACCGATAATGAAGAGCAACGGGTAGAGAAAGTAGGGCGTATTCCGATAGCGTTTCAAAACAAAATCGTATCCACCGCCACGTCGTTTGCCTTTGGCAACCCCGTAATATTGCACGCCCAACCTAGTACCGACAACGAAAAGGCGGTAGTGTCGGCATTGCATAAAATACTGGAAGATAACAAGATAGACTCCTTCAACCGCAGGATGTGTAAGGACATCCTCCGCACGACACAGTTTGCCGAAATTTGGTACATCACCGAACTCGCCAAGCCTAGCAACGAGTACGGATTCTCGTCGAAATTCAAGCTAAAAGTACTGCCGATTTCGCCTTGGGACGGCAACCGTTTGTACCCATTCTTCAACAAAAACCAAGACTTGGTGGCGTTCTCGCGACAGTTTTCCTTCAAAGACATCGACAACAAAACGACAGAATACTTTGAAACGTATACGGATGAAGAAACCCTGATTTGGGCAAAACCACAAGGCGGAACTTGGACAGAAGTGAATCGTACCGCCAACATCATCGGCAAAATCCCCGTCGTGTTCGGGCAGGCAGAACAAACCGACTGGCACGACGTTCAGCACATCATCGAGCGACTAGAAACGCTATTATCCAACTTTGCCGACACCAACGACTACCACGGCGCACCGAAGATTTTTGTGCAGGGCGAAATACAGGGCTTTGCCAAAAAGGGCGAAACGGGCGCAATCATCCAAGGTTCAGTTGGTGCCACGGCACAATACCTTTCATGGGACCATGCCCCCGAGAGCGTAAAGCTAGAAATCGACACACTTTTCAAGCTAATCTACTCGCTTACGCAGACCCCAGATATTAGTTTTGAATCGGTAAAAGGGCTTAACCAAATCTCAGGCATTGCCCTAGAAATGTTGTTTCTGGATGCCCATTTGAAGGTACAAGACAAGCGAGAAATTTTCGACGAATACCTTCAGCGACGTATCAATATCATCAAAGCCTTCGTCGGCACGCTAAACACCAGCCTAGCCAACGACGCCCAAAATGTACGTATCAAGCCCGAGATAGTACCCTTCACCCTCCGCGACAACAAGGAAGTAATCAATAACCTATTAGCCGCCAACGGCAACCAACCCCTCCTATCACAAAAAACCGCCATCGCCCAATCAGGCCTAGTTCCCGATGTGGAGTTGGAGTATGAGGCTATTTTAGGTGAAGCTGGTAGAGGGTAG